ATGACCCTCGCTGGGGTAAGACTAAGAACGCTAGAGAAGAAGCCTCTAAGTATGCATATGATGTACTTAAAGACTTCGGATTGATGGCATAATGGCCGTAAAAAAATCAACCGCTAATCAAAGAGAAGATAGAACTCCAGCACCTAAGATTCCAGCAGTCATTGCAAAGCCTACTGCAAAGCCAGCACAGACTTTAAATGTTTATGGTTCTCCATCTACTAATGCTAGACCAGTAGTTACTCCTAAACCTAGCGTTCCTAAAACTAGTGCTCCTAAAATACCTGCACCTAAAACTAATGCCCAAATAGCAGCAGATGCACAAAAGATATTAGACCAACTAGGTGCCATGGGTCAAAGGTTAGACACCCTATACACAGAAGATAATAAACGTAAAGATGATACTGCTGATGATGTAGTTGTTGGCGAAGACCCAAGTCTTGTTTTTGCTAAAATGCAAGAAGAAAAAGCAAGGGTAGATGCTTTTGCTTTACTTAAAGATGTATTTGCTTCTTATGGTTTAGTAGAATTAGCAGACCAAATTTCAGGCTATATGAGAGAAGGTATAGGTACTGGAGAGGCTACTGTTAGACTTAAGCAATCTCAACCTTATAAAGATAGATTTTATGGTAATGAATTAAGACTTGCTTCTGGTAGAAATGTTATTGATGAAGCCTCTTATCTTGATTTAGAAAATAGTTATTCAGAAACTCTTAAGGCGTATGGATTGCAAGATTACTTTGGTGTGGGTGCAACCCCTACTGAGCGTAAGAATAGACAAAAGGCAATAGCCAATGTTATTGGTGCGGACATATCTGCTGTTGAATTTAAAGACAGAGTATCTACTGCAGTTGATAGAGTTAAGATGGCTGACCCAGCAACCAAGGCTGCCTTCCAACAATTCTATGGTATTGGCGAAACAGAACTTGCCAAGTATTTCTTAGACCCAACAAAGACTTTAGTAACTCTTAAAGAGAAGGCAACTGCTGCTGAAATTGGCGGTGCTGCAATTGGTCAAGGATTACCTGCAACTATGACAAGTGCTGAAGAGTTGGCTAGATTTGGTATTAGTAGAGAGCAAGCACAGATTGGTTATTCAACCATTGCTGAAGAGTTACCTACTGCTAGCAAGTTAGGTCAGATATATTCCCAAGAAGGAATTACATACGGACAGACAGAGGCAGAGCAAGCAACCTTTAAAGGTCTAGCATCTGCTAAGCGAAAGAAAGAACAATTAGCAGAGCGAGAAAGAGCAGCCTTCCAAGGCTCATCAGGAGTAGCAGAACCTGGACTATCAACCACTTACATGCGTAAGTCTAGTTCTGCAGGTTACTTCTAAATAGATTCCCTACACGGACCTACCAGCCCCGTGAGGTGTACAAGTCTGGTAGTAGGAGCCAGCCAGTTTCCCCGAACTGAACTGTGGCCTACGAACTAATCAACGAATAGAAAGGGTGGTTGCTATGAGCAACAATTACTGGGAAGACGAAGACGAAGACCAAGATAACGACAACAATTTGCAAGGCGATGACTTAGTTAAGAAACTAAGAAAAGCCAAACGTGCAGATGAGAAGCGTATTAAGGAACTCACTGAGCAACTTGAGGGTTTATCCAAGGTGCAGCGTGAGAGAGTCGTCAAGGAAGTCCTAGAGAAAAAAGGTGTAAACCTTAAAGCAGCAAGACTGGTATTAAAAGACTTAGATGATGTTAACGAAGATACAGTTTCTAACTGGCTCGATGATAACGCAGATTTGTTTGGGATAAATGTCCCTGCTCAGTCTAATGCAGATAACGTATCCCTTGCGGCATTACGCCAACAGGACATCGTTACTCAAGGTGCGGTTACACCAGACCGTGAGCAAGACTTCGCTACAAAGGTTGACAATGCTCAATCTGCGGACGAACTAATTGCATTGATACGGTCACAACAACCATAATTCCGTTCATAGTCACTTGGAGGTGACAAAACATGGCATACGTATCAACAGCCTCTGATTCACTCGGAGGAACCGCTGGTGCTGCTGGTCTAGTACAAAAGGCATATGACCGTTTACTAGAGTTCGCCCTCCGTTCAGAACCACTAATTCGTTCTGTTGCAGATAAGCGTCCAGCAAGACAAGCAATCCCAGGTTCAACCGTAGTACTACAACGCTACGTTGACCTATCCCCTGCTAGCAGCAACTCTAAGTTCTGCTAACGTTCTAAAGGCAGTTGCAAAACTACGTGCTAACAAAGCAGTACCTCGTAAGGGTACAAACTTCTGGGCTGGTATCCACCCAGAGGTATCTCACGATTTCCGTCTTGCTACTGACACAGGTAACTGGTTAGTACCAAACCAATATGGTGCTTCACAGGACCGTGTTTGGGCAGGAGAAATCGGAGTATACGGTGGAGCATACTTCATTGAAACTCCACGTATGTACTCAGCAACTGATGGTTCATCATCTGCAAAGGTGTATCGCACAATCATTGCAGGACAGCAAGCACTTGCTGAAGCAGTGGCTGAAGAGCCACATACAGTCATCGGACCAGTAGTGGACCGCTTGATGCGTCATCGCCCAATGGGCTGGTATGGCGTATTAGGTTTTGCACGCTACCGTGAAGAGGCTCTATACAGAATCGAATCAGGTTCTTCAATCGCTTAGTTGATTGACGCTGTAGCAGGAGTAGGAATATTCCTGCTACGGAGTAAGTTCATTAAGGAGAATAATGGCGGACTATACATTTGTTACACCTGTTGCCGAAGAAGGCCCAATAGGTAAACACAGATTGTTTTATTTTTACAAACTAGATAGAGGTATCAGTATTGCCAAATCTAGTGGAACTTACTCACAAGTAAGGTTTCCAGTTGATTCAGATATAGAAACTTACGATGATCCGCTAACTTCACAGCGTTATGAGTTTACATCAAGAGAGAACCCATCCAGAATTTGTAGAAGGATGTTTTGGTTGCAAGATTGGCACCCTTGAGTTAGCCCCAGGAGATGCTAGAAAACAGATAGCCCAGAAAAAATGGGATGGAGAATTGGCTGCCTATCGTGCTGCAAGAGCAGAAGGTATCCAACCAGGAGGGACAACTTGGCGCCAGATTAATGCGGCGAGGGAAGCCTCTGAAAAGTTAAATAAGCCATACAATGCAGACACTATGCCAGCGGCTCAAAAGATTGACCAACGGGTAGCCAATACAATGCGAGAGGTAGGAATGTAATGCCAAAAGTAGGAAAGAAAGAGTTCCCATACACAGCCAAGGGAATGGCTATGGCAAAGAAAGAAGAGACCCTAAATTTGGGGTAAGCATTAATAAAAAAACAAAACCAAAAGCAAGGCCAACTGTTGTTTCAAGAATAAAAGTTAAGCCTACTCCCCTTAAGAAAAAACTTACAGGCAATGATGCTATTAAGGAATTTCAAAAACAGATATCTCCATCTGGTATGGCTAGGACTAAGAGACAACAAGAAGATGCTCTTAAGAAACTTATGGAGAAAAGATATGGAAAGAAAAAGTGATGAAGACCAAAAAGGGAATGGGCTTCAAAGCAGCGCAGAAACAAATTGCGAAAAAACAAGGTATCTCACAGGAGCGTGCTGGAGCAATCTTGGCTGCAGGTGCGAGGAAAGCAAGTAAGTCAGCAAAGAAAAAAAATCCAAACTTATTAAAAGTAAAGGGTAAGAAAAAGTAATGTCATCTGGCCAATACAAACGACACGATGGATTTAATCCAATACAGATTAAAAACGGATTTGTTGTGCGTATTGGCAAGAATGGCATAGTCAGACAAGTACTAGGGAAGCAAGGGGAGTATGGCAAAGACAGCAGCGTGGCAACGCAAGGAAGGTAAGAATCCTAAAGGCGGACTCAATGCCAAGGGCAGAGCATCCTATAAGGGTGGAACCCTCAAGGCACCTGTAAAGAGCGGGGATAACCCCCGTAGAGCCTCATTCTTGGCCCGTATGGGCGGGATGCCAGGACCTGAGCGTAAGCCTAATGGTGAGCCAACAAGATTATTACTATCGCTACAAGCATGGGGTGCTAGTTCAAAGGCCGATGCTAAGGCTAAGGCAGCAGCGATATCTAAAAGAAACAAAGGGAAGAAAAAGTAATGCCAGCCAAAAAAACTAAATCTAAAGTTAATCAGGCAGGTAACTATACAAAGCCTGGCATGAGGGCTGCATTGTTTAAGAAGATTAAGGCTGGTTCTAAAGGTGGAGACCCAGGAGAATGGTCAGCCCGTAAGGCACAACTACTTGCTGTTCAATACAAGAAGGCTGGCGGAGGATATAAGTAATGGCACTTGCTAAATCTCAAAAGTCTTTAAAGGATTGGACTGCACAGAAGTGGAAAACTTCTGATGGTAAACCATCTAAAGGCAAAAAAAGATATTTACCTGAGAAGGCTTGGGCTGCATTAAGTCCTGCTGAAAAGGCTGCTACTAATAAAGCCAAGGCTGCAGGTAATGCTAAAGGTAAACAATTTGTAAAGCAACCTAAATCAATAGCCAAGAAGGCAGCAAAGTACAGATAGGGACACAGGGGACTATGAGCAACAAAGATTCTATTGCACTAGTTTGGTGCGACAATGGAATGGTAGATGGTAAGTTTATGCAAGGCGTAACAGATGTAATGTTAAAGTCTGGCGTAGAGTTTGCTACATCACTAAGAAGCCAAGGCAATCAAATTGCTAGGCAAAGACAGACAGTAATTGATTACTGGTATGACAAGACTGATTACGAATGGCTACTATGGGTAGACTCAGATGTAGTTATCAGTCCAGAGAAGTTTAGATTATTATGGGATAATAGAGATGCTGAGAAGCGTCCTATTATTACTGGAATATATTTTACTACAGATAATCCAGAAGAACCATTAATGATTCCAATGCCTACAATCTTTAACTTTATAGTTGGAGATGAGGGTGGCTTTGGTTTAACAAGAGTTCACCCAATGCCAGTAAATCAACTGATTAAAGTTGATGCAGCAGGTATGGGATTTGTGCTAATGCACCGCAGTATTGTACCTAAAGTACGTGAAGCATCTGTTGATAATCAAATCTTTATGGAAATGGGTAGAGGAACTAAGTTCATAGGTGAGGATATATTCTTCTTTGCCCTATGTGATAAAGCAGAAGTTCCACTATATGCCCATACTGGAGCACTAGCCCCACATATGAAGCGGTTCTCATTTGATGAACATTACTACCAAGCATTTTTTGGTAAACCTAAAGAAGAACCTAAATCAAAGTTAATTACACCCAACAAGAAAATCATTACACCTAGATAATAAAGGAAGATATGACAACTACCCTATCGAACATAATGGATGAAATCCAGATTAACCTTGCTGGATATACATACCAACAGGATAGAGCAACTCACCTAAGCAGTGCAGTCTCTACCCTAACGTCATCATCTACATCACCTACCGTTCTATATTTAGGCTCTACCGAAAATCTAGGTAAGGGTGTTGTTGAGATTGATGAAGAGTTGTTATGGGTAGATTCATTTGACCGTGTGGCTAATACAGCCACTGTAGCCCCATATGGCCGTGGCTATCTAGGTACTACTGCTGCTACACACGCATTAGATACTAAGGTTACCATCTCTCCTACCTTCCCACGTTTTGTAATTAAACGTGCAGTTAATGACACTATTAGGGCTGCTGGTGCTTCTATATTTGCAGTAGCAGATACTTCATTTACTTACAATGCAGCAATTACTACCTATGCATTTGCTAACCTAAACATAGATAATATTTTAACAATTATGTGGCAAGAGATTGGTCCATCTAAAGAATGGATACCAGTAAGACGTTGGTCTTTTGATTCTTTTGCCGAACCTACAGCCTTTGGGTATACCTCAAGTGATGAAGTACAAACAGTAACTATTGGTGATTACATTACCCCAGGCAGAACTGTAAAGATTGTTTATGCAACTGAGCCTTCTGCCTTTACAACCAATGCCCAAGTATTTACAACACAAACAGGACTACCAGAATCTTGCAAAGATGTAATAGTTCTTGGTGCTTCATATCGTCTACTTACCTACCTTGACCCAGCACGTGCTGCTCAGGTTAGCCCACAGGCAGATGAGACAGACAGCAAGAGGCCGTTTGGTTCTTCACAGAACGCAACACGTCAATTGCTAGCCCTATACACACAACGCTTACAAGAAGAAGTACAGCGTCAACAAACTGCATATCCAATCCGCATCCACTACAGCCGATAGGTAACTAAATGACAACACGTAAATACTCATCACGCTCACAACAGAGTACCCTCTCTGCAGCGTTAACATCTGCTGGAACTACAGCCACTGTAGTATCTGGTACTTCTTTGCTAGGTGGCGCCAC